GTTCTTTTTATCTAGTGGTATTGCTGGTAGTTGTGATATTGTTTCAGTACAGTTGTTAAAAAATACTAGTCTTGCTTCTTCTGTAAACTCATCTACTTGCAAACGTCTGTGTATTTCGTTCTTACCTGCTACACGTGATCCTTTACTTCTATCTGATGGACGCCAGCGACATCCTCTCATTATCATTTGTTCTGCCAGAGAAGGACCAGTATCGCCACGCTTATGCCACAAACTACTATCAAGTACCCCATATCGAATATTACCATCACCAGCCTCCAACTCAAGTACCATGTCAGCTAAGTCTACTGCAAGAACCTTTGATACATATAACTCTCTGTACACTACCAGTTGTTCACTAGGACTAACTGCAAACCATAAGACACCTGTGTAGCTTCCGTAACCGTAATCGCAAGCCCTAAACTTAACCCAGTTATTAGGAATGTCAAAAGGTTCAACTACGTGTATCTTTCTCTCAAACTCTGTAAAGGCTGCGCCTTCTTTAATGTCCCAATCACCGTCTAGTAGTTGCCTACGTTGTTGTTCTGGTAACGATAGAAGCATTGCTTCGTAGTCACCCTGTTGAGCTAAGTAAGGATTATCCTTTAATCTTGCAGGTATAAACCTACGTTTGAATAAGGGCCGTCCCGCTTTCTCATGTCCTGCAGGGTACTTTAACTGTTCGCCTGTATCAATGTCGGTAGCTATGTAAGACTTACCTGCAGGTGAAGGATCAATAAACATCTTCTTAACCCAATGGTGTCCTCTGCCGCCGGGGTTTGTAGTAGCTCTCATACAGAGAGGAAGCTCAGGGTCTGCAGATCTCAAACGACTTCGCATATAATTCCAAGCGAAGGGTGTAGACCACTGCGTTAACTCATCAAATCCTATCCAGCTAAATGCTAAACCTTGGTATCTTGTAACGTCTTGGTCTTTATCTAAGTAGCTTAACCAGAGTGTAGCACCTGATGGTGCAGTCCATTGCATCTTACGTTCAGACCACTTAATACCCGGCCAAATCTTTGGGTACATTTCTTGTGACTTAGTAATAAGTTCCCTTAGTTCTTCTGTAGTGTGTCGTAGTAGTAAGCCTGAAAATGCAGAGTTACCCATGTAGCGTAGTGGATCAGCTAACATTGCGTATGATTTACCACCACCTGCAGACCCACCGTATAGTACTTCACGTTCACTAGCTGCGAGGAAGTCTGTCTGTGGGCCAACATTAGGTTTAAAAATAATATTGTGATCTTCTTCGATCTTATCTGTAAACTGTTGTAGTATTATTGTAGGACTAGGCTGCTCTGTCTTCTTTTTCTTTCGCACCGATCCTGTTGTTTTCAATTTCTTCCGCTTTGGCGATAGCCTTTTTGGCATACTCTGCCCATCTGCGAAGGCTTCCAGCTTTGTTTTTTCTTTGTCGCTCATTGTCTAACCGCTTCCTTAATCCTACGTGTGAGATTGACCTACCTGTATTTCTGGTAAGCCAGTTTGCTACTTCCCGATACGAATACTGTTTAATGTATTTCTGTGCTTGCTCAAGCATATCAAGTTCGTGGCTGATTGGCAAGAGTATTCCGTTATCTTCTGGGTCTATTTCATACCCGTAAGGAATTGTTCTTGCTACACGTGGGATTGGAACCCATACGTTGTCTTCTTTTAAGTCCGTTGGTTGTGGTAACTTCCATGTACCTACTGATTTAGTCATCGCATGCACAGTCACTCATATTTTTTCCACATGCACATGTCTCTTCTTCTACTGCCTTAGCTGGCATAAGCATTACACCACCCTTAGCTTCGATCTGTACCTTCTCTGTCTTAACAAGACCAGTACGGTCTAACAGTTCTTTAGCTGCTGCCATCTTGTCACGTATGCCTAGCTCAGTAGGGTCGTACAAAGCACCTACCATAGCCATTGCGGCTTTAGGTACGTTACGTGCTAGATAGCTATGCGTTACGTCTATGATCTCTTCTTTGAGACTATTAGTAACTTCAAGGTTAGAAGTGTTAGCAGAGTAACCCGCCATAAGTTTAGCAGTAGAGATGTCTCCACCTGCTTCGTCCATAAGGACTGCTAGAAACTTTTGTTGACGTTCTGTTAACTCACGTGCCATTGCTGTATTTCCTTATACCATTAGCTCAAAATGCGGAGCGTCAATGAAGGGTCTACGATTTTGTGACCTACGCTCATCAATGTAACTATTCATTGCGTCTTCCATTGTACCATCAAAGTAAGCTACGTTTGGAACTGTCCAAGCTGCGCCCCACCTAATGGGTGCGTCTACTTCACGGGCTGCTTCAGCCATAGCGTCAGCAATGTCATCGTACAAGTTTAGTTCCCACGAGCCACGAGAGCCAATGTAAGCCATCAAATCTACTGCGTGACCATCTAGGTGCTTAGACTTCATAGTCTGGCTTGCACCCTTGGCTACTAAAGCTTCTTGTTCCTTCATGGTACGCATACCACAAATAACTCCAAAGTCAATCTTACTTTTAAATATAGCACTATTAACTACTGCAACAAGCCGTTCATCTAAACCTTTTAGTTTATCTTGACTTCGTGTACTTAATTTAAAACTCATTCTTTTATTCCTATGTTTAAACAGGCAAGTACCATACTAGTATCGGTAACCATTATACTTGCTCTTTGTTTTACGTTCTCGCATATTGTCCTACTATCGTAAGAAGAAATTTGAAAGTACGTTAGGGGCATACCAGAAACTAATTGTAACCAAACTAAAGCCCACATTACTTAGTTGGTCTTGCTTTAGGACGTAGTGGTGTCTTACGTGCTTTTGGCCTTGGCGATACTTTAGGTGTAGCAGTATTGTTTTTTGCTTTTTCTTCAGCAACAACTACTTTAGCTACAGCATTGTCTATATCTTTTTGTGCTTGGATACGAGCTTTTTCGCTTTTAGCTTTTTTTAAGTTTGCACGTAACTTAGCAATAGCAAGTGCAGATGGCACACCTACACCTACAGCGGCTACAACTTTATCACCACGTTTTGAAGCAGCTTGTCTTACTGTACCTACGTTAATACCTTCTGCTTTATTAGTTCTACCGGGAGATTTTTGTGTAACTCTATTAGGTTTTTTAGCAAACAAATTTCCTATCTTATCTTGAAGAGCAGGTTTTTTTTCTTTTACTAACTTTGTAAAAGCATTTTCACTACCAACTCGTTTTTTAGCCAATGCCTTAGGAACTTCTTTTACAATCTTACCGCCCACTGCTTGAATTGCTTTTTTTGCAGCGGCAGTTGCAGCCATTCTAAATACTTGTTGTCCTACAATTACTAATAAAATAGGTAGTGGCATTATTTCTTTCCCCCGAAAAACTTACTTACAGAACGCATACCAATGCTGGCACTTACGATTCCACCTAACGAGTACTGATACCACGTTGGCATTACTTCTAAAGCAGTAAAACCCGCTTGTACTATTTGATTACCCCAATCTCCACAGAAAGCTAGGATTAAAGGAATAGAGAATAATAATGTAATCCATTCATCTTTCCAACTATTCTGTGTAGCCTTGATTGCTTCTATGTCCCAATCAATCTCACCAGTAGCTTGCTTAACTTTTATCTCAGCATTAGCTTTCTGTACAGCTACCTTACCATCTAAGTATGTAGAAGCTAAGTTACCTACTGCACCAAAGATTTGTCCTAGTATCATTCCATGCGTTCCTTAGCTACAGCTTTCTTAGCTAGATTGGCGACTCCCATAAAGACAGATACCACGCCAGCCACAGAAACAAAATAGATAGAAGCCATACTGCCAATGATTGCCGATGCATTATCAAGCCCAAGTAAACTTGTAAGCACCACTCCGAAAGGATAGAGTAACATCCCCCATAAAGCAAACCAAGCCATCTTACGAGTCTGATCACGATGGGCATCTTCATCCTCAATACGCCTCCGCTTATCTTCCAAGACTAGAGCTTCCCATTCGGGTTTCTCAATAGCACCATTACCACTAATGTCAGCTTCTTCAAACGATGTCACTACTGCAGTATCCTCTAGGTCTTTTTGGATCTAATACATCTCTGGCAAGTAAGTGGCCTTCAAGGTACATGGATCTCTCAATGCGGTCTAAGGTTTCCCAGTTTCCAGTATGTTGGTAATAGGCTTCTCGTACATAGAAAACATCTGAACGAGGTATGTGAACTCTGCGTAGTCTGCTTTCGTTTCTGTCGGCTAACGCTTTGTAGAACTCTTCGAGTACAGAGTCGCTAGAATACATTTTTGGTTTCGACATGACTAGTTATACCTTTAGGGAAATTGATGTCAACAACTAAAGTGCTACGACAAAGAAAAAATTGTACATCTAAAAAGAGTACTTTAAGTATACTTTAAGTATTATACTTAATTAATAATATTATAAATATTTAATACTATAAGTAACCTTAAGTTACTTTAAGTATATTATACCACTAATATTAATTTAGTCAACCCCTAGGTTTATAATTCTTAATCATTCTTGATATACTAACTTTAAGCGGCCCTTAAAATACCTAACGGCGTCAGTCCAAGTACAATTGTATCTGAGAGCCACAGAGAGCCTCTCTGAGTAGCCGCTTCCTGTCGTCAGGTCTAGGCATACCCCACGAGGTACTATGTGTCTCCTGGGGCTTCTCATAAAGATTAACATAAACTAATACATAAACAAGTTATTCCTCATAGGAATAATAGTTTCATGTGACAAATTGTAATACTCCGTGATAATAGCAATGTAGTTAACAGTTTCTAAAATGTTCCCCGCTGTCAAACCGTGTGCATATATACCAGCGCCAGGGGGGTGGCCCATGCGGGGTCTTGATCTGATAGGT